AAATTTTGAGTCTGTTGCAAGTTCTTCAGGTGCATATGCTCTAAAAAATGCTTATGACAAAAATGTCTTAGCAGCAATGGTAGCTGGTGCTGGAACTACAAATGGTTCTGACGGATCTGGCAACGCTGATGTAGGAGTATACCCAGAGGGTACTTCTCTAGCATCTAGTGCTGAAGTTGATCCAATCAACATCTTAGCTAAACATTCTAAACAATTAAACTCAGCAGACGTTCCAGAAGAAAATAGATTCTTCGTAGCTGGACCTGAGTTTTATGAGCAACTAGGACAGGCAAATAGTAAGCTAATGGCTGATACTACTGGCAATGCTGCACCATTAAGAAATGGTAAAGTATATCAAGGTAAGATCAATAACATGAGCTTATACATGAGCAATAACTTTGCTGCTGCTAGTACTTCTAATGTTTTCTTATGTTTATCTGGTCACATGTCTTCCACTGCAACTGCTAATCACATTGCAAAAATGGAAGTCGTTAGAGATCAAGATTCATTTGCTGACGTAGTTAGAGGCTTACATGTGTTTGGTAGAAAAGTACTAAGATCAGAAGGTCTTATTGCTGAATTTTTATTAATTGATTAATTAGGAAAGGAATAATAACATGGCTACTTATGACGTAACAGGTAATACTAGTTCAACTAGTGTACCTTCAAGAAAGAACCCTGGTGTAAGAACTCCTTACCTAGTGGAAAATACAATTGACATATCAAAAGTCAACAGCGATGCTGGAACAACAAACGGAGATGTACTACAAGTAATAGACATTCCTGCTGAAACTCTAGTACTACACGCTGGTATTGAAGTTATTACTGCACTATCTAGTAGTGCAACTATGGACTTTGGTATCACTGGTGGAGACGTTGACGTATTTGTTGATGGAGATGCTAACGCAACAGGATACTCTGTACTAACAGCTACTGCAAGACCAATTATTGCAAGTGCTGACACTATCGACTTACTAGTCGCAGGTGCAGATTCTTCTGCAGGTAAAGTCAGAGTCTTCGCACTTTTGTGTGATGTTTCTGGTGTTTACGAAACAGCAAACAATGCTTAATTGTTAATTAGTTGGGAGCCTTCGGGCTCCCTTCTATTACTAAAGGAATTTATGGCTACAATAGATTTAAGAAATACTACAGAGGCATCAACTGGACAAAAAAAAGTTGAAATGTATGGCGAGTCTACTATACATTTAGATGATAAGACCAAACAGTGTGACTGTGGGGCAAAAATAAAAGAACAAGATGCAAAAATAGACAAGATATTAAAATTATTAGAGAATAGATAATGAATTATTTAACACTAACTAATCAGGTATTAGCAGAATTAAATGAAGTGCAACTAACTAGTAGTAACTTTGTTAGTGGTGCTGTAGGTATTCAACAGACTACAAAAGATGTAGTTAATAAAGCACTTAGAGATGTATACTCTTCAGAGCTAGAATGGCCTTGGTTACATAGTGATAAGATACAAGCAACTTTTGCAGGACAAAAAGAATATGCACTACCTACTGATTATAGATCAGTTGACTATGATTCATTCTACATAGTTCCTACAGAGTTAGTAACAAATTCAACTTTTGATAGTAACATAACTAATTGGACAACTTCATCTGGAACTCCAGCATATACAGCTACAGGAAATGGTAGACTAAGATTAAATGCAGCAGCAGCTTATGCTACTCTATCAACAGTAAAGAATAAAGAATACAGATTACAAGTTAGATTAATAGATAGTTCTTCTAGCGGATCTAGTTTAAAAATACAAGTAGGCACTTCTCCTGCAGGCACACAAAATTTAAGTACTACTTTAACAATAGCTGATTTTGGTGATGGCTCAATTCTAGATATTAAATTTACAGCAACTGCATCTACTTCATACTTAACTTTAGATAATGATGACTCCAATAATTTAGATGTAGATTTTGTAAAGGTATCAGAAAATATTGCACCTAAAAAATTAACATACATTACATATGATGATTATAGAAGAAGATTTTTAAGTACTGCACAGATAAATAGTAGTGATCAGTACGGAGTTCCTGATTATATATACAAATCACAAGACGGAAAGTTTGGATTGTATCGTATACCAGATTCAGATGGGTATAGCATAAACTACGAATATTGGAAAACTCATGATGATTTATCGGCTACAACCGATACTCCAGATATACCTGCCAGATTTCATGATGTAGTAATAGCAAGAACTAAGTACTATATATATCAACTACGATCTGATCCTCAGTTTACTCAATTTGCTGCAGCAGACTATCAGGCAGGAATAAAAAGAATGAGAATAGAATTAATTAATTCTCCAACACAAATGTTAGATACTCGTGTAAACATTACTAAAACTAGAGGAGCTGCAATAGGTGGCTGATACTTCACAAATATCTCCCTTTATATATGGGTGCTCTGGAGGTTTAGTATTAAACAAAGATACTTTTTCTTTTCAACCAGGAGAGTCTAGAATATTACAAAACTTTGAGCCAGACATTAAGGGCGGATATAAAAAAATATTAGGTACTTCATTTTATAATACTAATATTGTTCCTCAAGTATCTAATGCTAATGAACGCGTAGTAATGTCTGCTATATTTAATGATAGGGTATTAGTAGCAAGAGGTGGAACTATATATCAAGGAGATGCGGGCAGTGGTAGTTGGACATCTGTACAAGCTAGTTTAGGAACTCCTACTGCTAACTATACATTTAGTAAATTTAATTTTACTGGGACAGACAATATAGTAGTAGCAACGGGAACTTCATTTCCTAAGATAATAGATACTTCTTATAATGTAATTAATGTTAATGCGTCAGGAAGTCAAGATACTTTTAGTATTGTTGAAGTGTTTAAAAATCATATCTTTTTTGCAGGCGCTACAGGATCTACACAAGAAATTAAATTTATGGGTCCTTTTCAAACTAATGATTTTACTACTGGTAATGGTGGTGGTGCTATTAAAGTAGATACTACAATTATAGGAATGAAAGTATTTAGGGGTAGCCTATTTATATTTGGGCTAGACAAAATATTTAAGTTAACTGGAACTTCATTAAGTGATTTTTCTATAACTCCAGTAACAAGAACTATTGGTTGCTTAGATCGTGGATCAATTCAAGAGCTTGGTGGTGATATTGTATTTCTTGCACCAGATGGAATTAGAACTATTGCAGGTACAGAAAGAATTGACGATGTCGAATTAGGTACTGTGTCTAAACAAATACAAGAACGTATTGATGAGGTTGGAGTAGATAATATAAGTTCTTTAGTAATAAGAAAAAAATCTCAATACAGAATGTTTTACCCTAAAACAAGTGGAGCAGAAGTAGCTTCTAGAGCAGTAATATCTGTTGTAAAAACTAATAGTAATACTGGACAATTAGGTTATGAATATGCAGATATGTTAGGAGTTAAGCCGTCTTGTTGTGATTCTGATTTTGTAGGATCTACTGAAACTGCAGTACATGGTGGCTATGATGGTTACATATATCTGCAGGAATCAGGTAATGTATTTACTAGAGTAGGCGGTACAGCAAACATAGAAAGTATTTATAAGTCTCCCGATTTAGCAATGGGAGATCCAGGCATACGCAAGAGTATGCAAAGAGTTATTGTAAACTATACTAATGAAGGGTTAGTAGATGCTGATCTTACATTAAGATATGATTATGATTCGGCAACAACGCCACAACCAAGTACTTATCCTTTAAATACAGGAAACGTACCAGCAATTTACGGAACAGGAACATACAACAATTCTACCTATAATCAATCAAGTCTACCTTTAGTAAGACAAGATGTACAAGGATCAGGATTTGCAGTAGCTATTAAAGTTATTGATAGTAGTGCCTTTCCACCAATAAGTTTAAAAGGTTTTGAACTAGAATTTACCCCAGGAGGCAGAAGATAACATGGCAGGCTACTCAGCTCGACAGAGCTCATATTCAAGTGGAGATACTATTAACGCTGCACATAGTAATGATGAATTTAATACTATATTAGCAGCATTTAATGTATCAACAGGACACACACATGACGGCAGTAGTGCTGGTGATGGTGGCCCTATATCTAATCTATTTAGTAATGCACTAGTATTTGGTACTAATGCAAATACAGATATAGCAATTACATTTAATGCTACTAGTAATGATGGTGTATTAACATGGATGGAAGACGAAGATTACTTCCAGTTCTCTGATGATATATTATTAGCAACTACAGAAAAATTACAGTTTAGAGACACTGCTGTATATATTAACTCATCTGCAGATGGTCAACTAGACTTAGTGGCAGATACAGAAATACAAATAGCAGCTACTACAGTAGATATTAATGGTGCAGTAGATATATCTGGCAACTTAGGAGTTGGTGGTAATCTAACAGTAACAGGTACTACGACTTTTAACGGTGGTACACTTACTTTAGGAAACTCAGCAGGTGACAATGTTGTATTTGGTGCTGACGTAGACTCTAGTATTATACCTGATGATGATGATACTTATGACCTTGGTAGTTCTTCACAAGAATGGAGAAACTTATTTATTGATGGTACAGCTAATATAGATAGCCTTGTAGCTGATACAGCAGATATTAATGGTGGTACTATTGACGGTGCAGTTATTGGTGGTGCAAGTGCAGCTGCCATAACAGGTACAGCAATTACTGGTACTAGTTTTGTTATAGGTTCCGCAGACATTGGAGAAGCAGAACTAGAAATATTAGATGGTGCTACGCTTTCAACTGATGAGATTAATCTCCTTGATGGCGTTACAGCTACAACTGCAGAGTTAAATATTTTAGATGGTGTTACAGCAAGTGCAACAGATATTAATCTTATTGATGGAATAACCAACGGAACAGTAATAGCAAGTAAGGCTATTATAACAGATTTAAACAAAGACATAACTGGTGGTAGAAATATTACTATTAGTGGAGAACTTGATGCGGCTACTTTAGATATATCAGGTAATGTTGATATTAACGGAACTACAAACTTAGATGTTGTTGATATAGATGGTGCTGTTGACATGGCTACAACTCTTACTGTAGCAGGTAACGTAGACTTTAATGGTGATTTAGATGTAGATGGAACATTAGAAACAGATGCCCTTACTATTGCTGGCGTAACTCTAGCAGAAACAATTAGTGATACTGTAGGAGCTATGGTAACAAGCAATACTGAATCAGGTATTACAGTAGCTTATCAAGATGCAGATAATACATTAGACTTTACAATCGGTACACTTAACCAAGATACAAGTGGTACAGCAGCAATAGCCACAACAGTTACTATTACAGACAACGAAAACACAAACGAAAACAACGCAATTATCTTTACATCTGGTGGAGACTTAGATGGTGGTAACTTAGGTTTAGAATCAGATGGTGATTTAAAATACAATCCAAGCACAGGAACATTAAGTGTACCTAACGTATCAGTAAGTGGTACATTTAGTACGGTTAATAGTGTTACTATGGATGCTAACAATGCTGTAATCTTTGAAGGATCAACGGCTGATGCTCACGAAACAACCTTAACATCTATTGATGCTACAGATGATAGAACAATATCTCTACCTAACGTATCAGGTACAATTCCTGTATTAGCTGTAGCAAGTAATACACAAATTACTTCTACACCTGAAGAGTTAAATGCCTTAGACGGTATTACTGCAGTAGTCGGAGAGCTTAATGCTCTTGACATAGGCTCTACAGCTGTTGGTACAGCAGTAGCTTCTAAAGCAGTTATATTAGATTCTAACAAAGATTATACAGGCATAAGAAACTTAACAATTACTGGTGAGCTAGATGCAGCTACACTAGACATTTCAGGTGCAATAGACGTAGCTGGAACATCAAACTTAGACATAGTGGATATAGACGGTGCTGTTGATATGGCTTCTACCCTTCAAGTTGATGGTGTAGCTACTTTTACTGGCAGAGATATTCATAGTGGTGGCATTACTATTGCCAATGCAGGACAAATTGGCTCAGTTGGAGATACTGATGCAATCGCAATCGCAAGTGATGGAGTTGTTACTCTCACACAAAAATTAGTAGGTACTGAATTAGACATCTCAGGCAACATAGACGTAAACGGAACATCAAACCTAGACGTAGTAGATATAGACGGAGCTGTAGATATGGCAACTACACTTACACTTGCTGGTAATGCAGACTTTAATGGTGATTTAGATGTTGACGGTACTACTAACCTTGATGTCGTAGACATTGATGGTGCGGTAGACATGGCTACTACACTAGCAGTAACAGGTATTGCTACTTTTACAGATGATATAATTATAGGTGATGGCAAAACTATTGGTTCTGCTTCAGATGTTGATGCAATAACAATCGCTGCAAACGGACAACTAACACTTACACAAACATTAATAGGTACAGCATTAGACATATCTGGTGATGCTGACATTGATGGTACACTAGAAGCTGACGCTATAACAGTTGATGGTACTGCACTAGCTACAGTTATTGCAGGAACAACAGTCACTAACACAACAAACTCTGCTCACGTTCTAGTAACTGACAATGAAAGCACAAATGAAGAAAATCTTATTGCTTTTGTAGAAGGTGCAACATCAAGTACAGGTAATGTTGGACTAGAAATGGATGGCAATTTTGCGTATAACCCAAGTACAGGTACAGTTTCAGCTACTATATTTAAAGGCAATATTGATGCAGTTGATGGAGACTTTGATGGTACTCTTGAGGCTGATGCGATAACTATAGGGGGTACAGCTATTGGTTCTATTTATAGTGTTATAGCAGGTAGCTCTAGTATTGTAACAACTGGTGCTTTAAATAGTGGATCTATTACTTCTGGTTTTGGAACCATTAATAATGGGGCATCTGCTATTACAACTACTGGTACAGTTAATTTTGGTAGCCTAGCTGACGGAACCATAACAGTTACAGCATTTGTAGACGAAGATGATATGAGTACAAATTCAGCTACATTAGTACCTACCCAGCAGTCTGTAAAGGCTTATGTAGACGCAAATGCTGGTGGGGGTTTATCGTTAATTGATGAAGATAATATGGCTAGTGATTCTGCTGGTAGACCACCAAGTCAACAGTCTGTAAAGGCTTTTGTGACTGGATTAACAGGGGGTAACATTGTTGCAACTGGAGCATTAAATTCAGGCTCAGTTACATCAGGATTTGGAAACATAGATACAGGATCATCTACAATTACAACAACAGGTTTAATTAGTGGTGGTTCTTTAGATATTGATAATGTTTTAATTAATGGCACAACAATAGGACATACAGATGATACCGATTTAATAACTGTAGCAGATGGTTTAGTAACTGTTGCTGGTGAAATATCAGTAACTACATTAGATATTGGAGGTACTAATGTATCTTCAACTGCAGCAGAATTAAATATCCTTGATGGAGTAACTTCAACGGCAGCAGAACTAAACATCTTAGATGGTGTTACTTCTACAGCCGCAGAACTTAATATACTCGATGGAGTAACTTCAACTGCAGCAGAATTAAATGCTTTAGATGGCATTACCGCAGTTGTAGGTGAGCTAAATGCTCTTGATATAGGATCTACGGCTGTAGGAACTGCTGTAGCTTCTAAGGCTGTTATACTAGATTCAAATAAAGATTATACTGGAATTAGAAATTTAACTGTATCTGGTGAACTTGATGCAGCTACTGGTGATTTTAGTGGTAACGTAGATATAGATGGTACATTAGAAGCTGATGCCATTACTGTAAACGGTACAGCATTGGCTGAAGTTATTTCTGATACTGTTGGAGCTATGGTAAGTTCTAACACTGAGTCAGGAATTACAGTAGCCTATCAAGATGCAGACAATACTCTAGACTTTACAGTTGGAACTCTTAACCAAAACACTACAGGTTCGGCAGCTACTTTAACAACAGCAAGAACTATTGGTGGCGTAAGTTTTAATGGTAGTGCAAATATTAATTTACCAGGTGTAAATGCAGCAGGTAACCAAAATACTTCAGGTTCAGCAGCTACTTTAACAAATGCTAGAACAATTGGTGGTGTTTCGTTTAACGGTTCTGCTAATATTAACTTACCTGGCGTAAATGCAGCAGGTAACCAAAATACTTCAGGTACTGCAGCTACAGTAACTACTGCAGCTCAATCAAACATTACATCATTAGGCACACTAACAACTTTAACAGTTGATGATATAACTATAAATGGTAGTACAATATCAGATGGTGGTGATCTTACACTTGATGTAGATGGAGATATTATATTAGATGCTAATGGTGGTGACATATTTTTTAAAGACAATGGTACTACATTTGGTAGTGCAACTAATACTTCAGGAAATTTAATAATTAAATCAGGCACAACTACTGCCGCCACTTTTAGTGGAGCTAATGTAACACTTGCAGGTACTGTAGGATCGGGTGCAATAACTAGTTCTGGAAACATCACAGCCTTTAGTGACCAACGATTAAAATCAGACATCAAAACAATAGATAATGCCTTAGACAAAGTGTCTAAAATGAGAGGTGTTATGTTTATTAAAGATGGAGAACTATCTAGTGGTGTTATAGCACAAGAGATGGAACAAGTTGCTCCTGAATTAGTTATGGATGGAGAATATAAATCAGTAGCTTATGGCAATATAGTTGGTTATCTTATTGAATCAATTAAAGAATTAAAAGCTGAAGTCACAAACTTAAAATGCAGAAAAGAATGTGAGTGTAACTAATGGCAGTTGCTAGTAGTGGTGCAATTTCACTAAATGACTTTCATACTGAAGCAGGCGGAAGTGCTAACAGTACCTGTACCCTTAATGATTCTGATATTAGGGGATTAATAGGTAAATCTGCTGGTGCAAGTATGAATTTTGAGGAGTGGTATGGAGCGTCAGGTACAGTGTGGAGTACAACTATGACAACTGGAACAACTAGTAATAAGTCTGGAACATTTACTGGTTTTGATAGAGGAAATTTTGGTGCTCTATCTGATGACACAGTAGACTTTTCAAGTGGTAGACTATGCTTAGATTTAAATCATGAATCAACAGGAAACAAAGTAGTCTTTAGAATTGATACTGGTGCAACGAATGCAGGTTTTACTACAATGACAGTAGGAAGCACTGCTTATCAACGTACAGACGCAACATTTAGTAGCAATCCTGCTTCGCAAGCAATATGGGAGTGGGGTAGTAGTAATCCTTTTAGTGGCGAAATAGTAATTACCTGGACTTAATATTAAATAATTATGAATATACTTTTTATAGAATACGACTCTCAACACTTTCATCAACAAGTTAAATTAGTTGATGGCGGACATAATGTATGGTCTACTTGGAGTAATAAAGAATACCATACAAAATTTGGAATACAGAATTGTGACAGTGGTAATTGGACAACGTGGACAGAAAGTAGTTATCAGTCTTTGACCAATAAAATTACTAGTTTAAGTATCGATACAGTTATTTTAGGTATACCTTGGTTACATTGGTTGCGTGGGGTAATGCCCGAAGGAGTAACCTTTTTAGCCGCTACAGAAGATGCATTTAAACTAGAGACTGATAAATTTGCAACTAGGACTGCAGTTGGTAACTTAGGTTTAAATGTATTAGATGTTGTAGGACAAGGAAAAACAGATGCTTTTGATTTATCTGGGTATTCAGTAAGGCCTGTTATAGTTAAGCCTAAAAATAGTTTTGTAGGTACTTATGTTATTTATGAAAATCAAGACGCAGCAGCTATTGCACACTTTGACAATTTTACTGAATCACAACATTATGATTATTATTTAGAAAAATTTTTACCAAACATGAAATTAGAGGCAGAGGTACATTTTATTATTGCTAATGATAAATGGGCTATTTACTATACTGGAGAAATGCAAAACGAAATAGATCGTAGAACATTTATTAAAAATAAAGCTACCTCTCCTTGGATAAATGATGTAGTCCTTAAAAAACTTTCTTCAGATATTAACACAAAAGTATTAGCAGCAGCCAAAACTTTTTTAGATTGGGCTGTTACAAAAGGTGGTAACTATTGTGGCTCAATAAATTTTGGAGTTGATAATAGTGATGAACTTTATTGGATTGAATGTAATGCTAGAAAAGATGCTTATAGTTGTTTGCCGTGTAATATATCTGGAAGTGATTATCTTGCGGCACTAACTACAGATCCTGATAAATATGTAACCGATATAAGCCAATGGACATTTACTACAGTAGCATCCACAATAGATAATTCTCCTATTCAGGAGTATCCATTTAACTTACATGCTGAATATGAAGTTGATCCACCAAACTGTTTGCTTAAACAGGAAGATAAATACAGGACTAATCATGGTGGAATAGTTATATATTCTCAAGGAGATCTTCCTACAGAATTTGTTACTAAATTAACTGCAGATGGAAAATATAAAATTGTATCGTAATTAATAAAAATGTTTTATTATAAGGTAGAGAATAGAAAATCACCAATACAAGGAGAGGGTCTATACACATTAGATGATATTAAAAAGGGCAGTATTATTTTTTATTGGGGATCAGATCAAGATAGGATCATTAATGAAGCTACCTATTTAAAAAAACGAAAAGATGTGTCTGATAATATATTTCAAAAAACATCTGGTAGATGGGTACACAATAAATTTTTACACTGCAAAGAATGGGGCCTTGATTGCTATATGAATCATTCTTACAGCCCTAATATACTATACTATTGTGGTATTGGCTTTGCAAAAAAAGACATTAAAAAAAATGAAGAGCTATTTATAAATTTTCAATACCTTTTATCAGATAAAGACTCTGCATGTTTTACAGATATAGAAACTAATAGGCAAGTTATAGGGTTAGATAATGACGAATGCTTAAAAGAATCATCTAAAGAATTAATCTTATTACTTAATAAATAAATTGACAAAATTGGTATACATTGTATAATATAAGTAAGACTATGAAAAAAAAGAATAAATAAAAGGAAGAACCATGAAAATGGAACCACAAACTGAACGCGAACACATAATTTCAATACAAGGGCATATTACTGGCGTGAAAAGAGATATTAATAATCTTAAAGAAGATGTGCAACACTTGCACAAAGATGTAGAAACATTGGGTGGCAAGATAGATAAAATCTATTGGGTTGTGTTATCTATAGTGGGGGCTGTAGGTTTAATGGTTATTGAAAAATTAATAGAAATGGTAGGCAGATAATGGAAAAGAAATTAAAAACTTTAACAGACAGACAAAAAGCAACTATGAAAAAACACTCAGTGCATCATAGTACAAAGCATATGTCTTCTATGAAAAAAGCTATGCTGTCTGGAAAATCATTTACAGCAGCTCATAAAATAGCACAAAAAAAGGTAGGTAAATAATGGCAACAACAGTATCGCCACAATCAGTAGCCATACAAACAGAGGTAGGTAAGCTAGTAAAAAAGCCACAGCTTCCAACTGGATCTACTGTTAAACCACAAATGCAACAAGTAGGTGTTGGAGAAGACATGACTACTGCAGGTGCAAATGCCACAGCACCTCAAGCATCTACTACCGCAAGTCAATCTCCCACAGCACCCACTATATCTACTACTACTGGTGGCACATCAGCAACTCAAACAGGCGCAACAGCAGCAACAGCACAGCAATATACAGCAGCTGCAAATGCTGCTTCTCAAGCACCTGTAGTAACTGCAGCCCAAGGTACAGGTACCTTAACTCAAGAGGCGGTTGGACAAACAGGTACTATTACTGATCCTGCAACTGTAAGAGGACAGCTAGCAGAAATTACCACAGATATTGAAAATGCAATGGCATCAGGATCACCCCTTCCTGCATTTGCTAGAGGTGCATCTAAAATGGCTATGGCAGCCATGGCACAAAGAGGATTGTCTGCTAGTACTATAGCAGCAGATGCAGTAGCAGAAGGTGTACTAAGAGCTTCTACTCAGATAGCAGCAGCAGATGCAGCTACTTACAAAGACATGATATTTCAAAATTTAAGTAATCGTCAACAGGCTATGATTACTAATGCACAAAATTACTTTCAAAGAGATATGGCTAATCTTAATAATCGTCAGCAAGCCTCTATAACTAATGCACAAATTAAGCAACAATCTTTACTATCAGATCAAGCAGCTGTAAATGCTTCTAAGCAATTTAATGCAACTAATAAACAACAGACCGATCAATTTTTTGCAGGCTTAAATGCAAATATTCAAGAGTCTAATGCAAAACGTTCTGATGCTATGAATCAATTTAATGCACAAGAAACTAATAAAATATCAGCACAAAATGCTGCTAATAGTGTGGCAGTTAATGAAGCTAATGCACAGCGAAGAGCTACTATAGATCAGTTTAATGCAGGCATACAGGATCAACGAGATAGATTTAATGTAGAGAATCAAAGAATAGTAGATCAAAGTAATGTTGAATGGAGACGAGCAATTAATACTGCAAATACTGCAGAGGTTAATGCTGCTAATCAAATCAATGCACAAAATACATTGGATCTTTCTAACTATGCTATGAATGCTTTATGGCAACAGTGGCGTGATGAAGCATCATGGTCACAGACAGAAGGCGAGAATGCAAAAAATAGAGCCCACAATTTAGCTGTAGCCGCTATGGAAAGAGCTACAACATTTGATATAATGGACGAAGATAAAAAAAATAAACTACTAGAACTTCTTGGTAAGTTTGCAGTAGGCGTATGGGCAAAACCTTAAGGAGATAATATATGGCTAATTGGATGACGGATGCATGGACTTGGACTAAAGATTTAATTGGAGATACTGACTATGGAGATTTAGTAGATGGTGCTAAATTTGCTATAAGCTATTTTGATGATGATAAAGATTCATCTTCAGGAAGCCCTAATAGTTTAGTAAATCTTTCTGGAAAAATTAAAACTTCTATATCTGCACCAAGATCAGCAACCGCTAATAAAATTTCTAAGTCACCAATAACTAGTAACGCAGAAGCCGCTGTTGCTAAACATAGAAACATTATGGCAAGAGCAATAAATCAAGCAACAAGAATAACAGCAACATCAAAGAGAACATAATATGGCAGAACCAATAGTACCAGAAATGGAATATGATGAGTTTAATTCTCCTATTCCAGGACAATCATTAACTGATGAACCAGGCAATGCTAAGTGGGAAAACCCACCTAGGTATACAAAGGTAGAAGAAGTTTCTGAAATGATTATGAAAAAAGTATTTAATAAAGAAGCTGTTAAAAATATTTTAATGATGTTAGAAGCAGGAATTCCTGTAGAAGGAGTAGCTAGAACTATAGTATTTGCAGGCTATGCTGAAGGTCAATACAATCCAGACGTAGGGGTATTAATAGCAAGATTAACTTTTGAAGCAGTACTTACCATAGGAGTTGTAGGTAAAGTAAAAAATTTAAAGATAACACTTAAACCTAAAGACACAGAAAAGAATGACTTTGCATTTGAAATGGGACAGCTTAAGTTTGCTAAAGAAATTGCAGATAATATGGGTAAACAAGATCTTAAAAAAGCTGATGATGAAACAATTAAAGAGATGGGCGGTATGAGCCTTATGTCTAAACCTATGATGGAGGATACTAAGTAATGGATTTTGCAAGTGGACTAATGAGTTTTGCTACTGGTGCAGTTAAAGGCGGTATTAAAATACAAGAGGATAGAAAAAAAAGAGAAGATGAGTTAATAACTACTGCAGAAACAGATGCTGCTACTGAAGTAGAAACAATGATAAATGATGCTAGAGCAGAACTTAGATCTTCTCAAAATATTTTTAACACTACAGCTAATAACCAAATTAAAAACTGGAAACAAATAGCATCAGAATACGGTGATGACTTTAACGATGATTTAAGTATACTTGCAGTAAGCAGACCTGATTTATTTCAAGGGGATGATCTAGATAAAATTAGAACTGGAGTAAAACAGTTTATGAATGTTGGCCCACTAGGAGAAGGTATAACTCCTGATTCTGATGTGACTAAACAATTTTATCAAGACTATGGCCAAGGAGCAACAGGCTCTTCTGTATTTAAAGCACAGCAAGATGCATATAATGCTAAAGTTAGAAACAATATGTCTCAACTTGTAGGATCAAATAGTACTAAACTATTACTAGATGATTACTTACCACAAGGTGCAGTTAAAGGAGATCAAACTTTTATTAGACCAGAAAGATTAGAGAGAGCACAAGAAGGTAAAGTATCTCGTGAAGCATTTTTAGGTAATGTAAATGATTTAGTTAATAGTGAATTTACATCAAATCCAGCATCTGTATCAGCTGGTAGGTATTTAGCTACAGCAAATTGGGTGCCAGCCATAAGTATGAAAGATATGAGACAGGTATTAAGTTCTCAAGGAGTTAATGATCCTATGCAACAAAATACAGAAATTATGTTACAAGTTGCTGGAATACAAAGAGCACTTGAATTGCAAGGTGTAAAAAAAGAAAGCATACAAGGACTATTACTAGAGAAAGGTATTACCGATACTGATAATATAATGGCAATGCAAAGTAGTATTCAACCTATAGTATTAGGTAATTTTAATACAAGATTAGAAAACTTGAGCAAATCACCGCTTACTAATCCAACAACAAAAGCATTAATTTCAAACTATCTAAATAATCCAGAGGGTATGGATCCAGAATCTTTAAGTACTCTTAAGGGAACGTTAGAAGAGCAATTATTTGCTGCTGAAAAAGAAGTAAGAGGAACAGGATATGTAGATGCTGTAGGAAACTTTATACAATCTGTTGATCCTGATGTAATTAAACAGACTAATCCTCAACTATTAATTAATCTTGGCGATAAAGATAATCCAACTAAAGGTATAGTAGATCCTAAACTTACAGATGGAATATTAAGTATAAGAGATTATAATCAAAACATAATAGGAACTATGGATATAGAAGATTTCTTTTCACCAGGATATGTAAATGATAAAGGAGAATTTATACAAGGGGGGGGAAGCGGCAGTACAATCTATAGATCAAACTATGATTATAGATATGGAGAAAGCTATGGAAAGAGAATGCGACAAATAATATATTTAATGAATGGTGGTCAAGCAGAAGTTCAAAGACTATTAGAAAATAGAAAACCAAATACTGAATAATATATGGGAACACTTTCATTTGCACCTATAGAACCAGAAGATACTTCTACGGATATAAACTCTAACGCAAAGTTAAAGTTTTCACCAATAGAAAATAAAAACCTTGATATAAATAAACTTAATCTATTTCAAGATAGTGTCTTTGATATGCAAGAAAAACTAGAATTAGATAAAACTCCTTATGTAAGTGAAGAAGAATATGAAAAAGCTAATAAGGGAGTACAGTTAGGTACGGCTGCAAAATACGGATTTAATTCTTCTGTACAGGGAGCAGTATACCATGCATCTGCAGTACCAGGATGGACCGATAGAGCTGCCGATTACATGATAGATTTTTTTGGAGGTGACGCAGATAAGTGGACAACCAATTATCTATACGGAGATGAGCTTACTAATCAAGCTGGCATAACTAACAATGAAGATTTTATTAATTTACAAAAAAAAATTAAAGAGAAGGATGAATTTAAAGCAAGTCTAGATAATAACTTTTTTAAAAAGGTAACGTTTAATACCCTAGCATCTATAGATGCAACTGAAGAACATTTAAAAAGTTATGCACAGAGAGTTCAGCCATTTACTGTAGATCCTTTATTTCAACCTGATGGTATTGCAGAAAAAGTTGCAATGGGTTTTGGTGGTATGCCTATTCAAATAGCTGAAGTAGGAGCACTTACTCTTGCAGCTGCTGGAGGTATAGCTTTAGCTACAGGAACAGCAATTGGTGGTGCTCCTATTGCTGCTGCAGGTATTGGATTTGGAACTCTAGGATTTTTGGCATCATATGAAGAAGAAGCTGGAGCCGTTTTATATAATACTATTATAAGTGCAGGTGAGGGTATGGCATTTGGAGGCCTATCTAAATTACCTGGATGGAAAAGTAGGACTGTTGCAATGGGAGGGCTTGGAGCCGCATCTGCTAGATTGCACGGTGGTGGATCTGAAGAGATGATAGCAGGTGCAATTAATCTAGCCTCTCTAGGATTTGCTGGAAGAGGATTTGATAAACTTACAGGTAAAAATGTATTTGGCACACAGCCTAAAGAGCCAACCCCTAAACCTCCTGAGTATACATTTTTAAAAGCTAAAGATGTTTTACAACATGATATTAGAAAATTAGATGCAAGTACAAAACCATTAAGAGACTACATAAAAGAAGATGGTAAGGGATATCATGTAGAAGCTCAAGCTATACCTTTTGAGATATCAAAAGAAAGTTCTATAAGTTTACTTAAAGAATCTAAATCTAAAAAAGACTTTGAATTAAAGTTAGGTAATGTAGAAAAATTAGAATTAACTGCAAACACAAGAAGAGATATAGAATCTGGAAGAGATACAGTTAGATTTAAAAAAATAACAAAAGAAACAAAACCAGAAGAACTTGCATTAAATGAAAAAACAATTAAAAAAGATGTAGAGATAGATAAACAATTTGTAATTAAAGATGGAAAATTAATAGATTATACATATCATTTAGACGCTGCAACTTTAACCATAAAGCCAAAAGGATTTACTGAAACATTTAAAGATACTGGAATAAACAGAACTCAGTATAATCAAAAGGATGCTATACTGGATAGGTATAACAACTCTAAAATAATTAATGGTAAGTTAAAATCTATTGATGCTAATACAATAGAGATATCTTTTAAACAACTTATGTCTATATACAGACAAAAAGGTGCAGAGCATAAATGGGCAAAGCCTGCTTTTAAAGAAGCTAGTGCAATAAAGAAACAAGAAGAAACAAGTATGCTTAATAGGTTTACTAAGTATGTTGAAGAGGCTGATATAAATAGGTCTCATATGGATAGGCTTTTAAATATTACAACAAGAGTAGATCCTCATCCTGGTGAAAGCAAAATACCAAATGCTAATGAGTTATTATATGCTATAACTGAAATGGTTAAAGACCCTAAGACTGGTAAAAATACATTTAAAATAAAAAAAGATAAAAAAACTGGACAGGATAAAGAGGTAGACTTAAACAAGTCCGAAGCAGGAACAGGAGCTAATGAAATAAAAGGCCTATTAGAAAGACAGTTAATTCCTATTAAACTAACAGGTGATGCATCAAAAAATAATATTAAACTATTTGTTTCTACAAAAGTAAAACAAATGAAAGGTGCGGTTGATGCTGGTATAAATGATATACTATACAGACAAAGATCAGTACTAGATCAGCCTATTAATAAATTTCAATTTATAGAAGAGAAAAAAGGATTCCTTCAAGAAAAAGTTTTTTTTAATTTTACAAATGCAATAGGGCAAACAAAAACATATAGATCTAAAGAAGGCGCCTTAACTGAATTTGAAAATTTAACTGTAAAAGAAGCATACAATATTCCTGGAAAAATGAAAGGGGTTAACTCTCAGAAAAAAATTATAGATGCTATGATAAACAGAGAAATTGTCATGGAAAAAAAAGCAGCTAGTGCTGCAAAAAATAAAACTCCTAAAGAAATAAAAGCAGAGTATCTTAAAAAAGACAATAAGGATAACTTTGTCTATAGAATGTCGTATGAGACTTTACAAAAAAATTATAAACTAACTCCCGAAGAAACTAGAATTGTTAGAAAACTAGATGAGGGTTTAACTAATGCTAGAATACTATATAATAAAGAAATGCAGTTAAATCCTGCTGCTGGAAAATTAATTGATGAGCTTCCAAACTACTATCCTCATGCTTGGATAGGAAACTATAGGGTATATATTAAAGATCCTATAACTAATGATTTAGTAGGATCTATTGTTGGATCAAGTAGAGCTGATGTGTTAAAACAATACCAAACGTTTAAACAAAAAAATCCTAAATATGATAAGTACCCTTATGAGTATGTTCCACAAAGTCAAAGTACTGGTAAAGGTAAAGAAAATTTATATGAGGCATTCTATGAAGCAACCAGAATAATGGATTTAAAAGATCCACAGTTAGGCACTGCACTAAAAGAAGCATATAGAGATTACATTAGTAGAGATTCTTTTTCTAGAGTTAAAAAAGAAAGAAGAGGAGTAGTAGGTAATATAGCTGGAACAAGAGAAGGTCGTCAAGGAATTGGAGATTTTTTAGAAATGTATACAGGATATATTTCTGGAGCAGTAAGGGCAAAAGAAGCTGGAAAATTTCAAAGAGAAACTGCGGCACTATTTGATAGGACAGACCCAAGAGCGGATTTATTAATGAGAAAATTTCCTCAACAATATAAAATTTCTAAAGATTATATTGATATGTATTTTGGTAGAAATGATAGTATGGTAGCTAAAAGTGTTGATAGTTTTATTAAAACAGTAGGAACTTTACCTATATTTAATAAGAGTCCTTTTTCATTTAGACAATTTAGCTCTACAATTAATACAGTAACACTGCATAAAGCATTACTATTTGGAAACCCACGTTATCTAGCATCAGCAATACTTCAACCATATCAAATGGTACCACAAAGATTGGCGTGGTTAAAACAAGAGTATGGAATAAAAGGAGATGTAAGTGTTGCACTAGCAGAAGGTACTATGCTTGCATGGAAACCTACAAAAGAATTTAAAGCTCTTGTTACTGAATCTTTGAAACCAGAAAATGCTGTTTTAGATACTGCGTTTTTAAAAGAATTTTCAACAGAAGTATTTAAAGGTAAGTCTAGACAGAATCCATATTTTAAACCATTACAAGATTTTGTTGTAAATGTAACTACTGGAAAATCATTGGCAGGTATGGCAGAAAGACATAGTAGATTACAATCATTAGGTATAATATACAAATTTTTAAAGACTGCAAACTATGATAAAAATAGATCACAAAAAGATTTTTTTGATACTGTTATGTTTGAAACTCAAAATTTAATGGTTGAATACAATGCTCTAAACAGAGCACAATTATACACAGGAAAAGGTGGAGGATCTGCAGCATCTGCTTTTGGATTATTTAAAACATTTTTTCATAACTACTTAGGACAAATGACTCAGTATGCTAGGACTTGGGCAAAAAGTGAAAAAGAAATACAGTCATTAAAAAAATTAGAAGAGCTAACAGGAATACCTTTACCTTCAAAAAAATTAGGAAAATTAACAGATCTTCAAGCGGCAAGGCCTGCACTATTTCATGTAACTGCAGGCATAATGACTGCTGGTTTATTTGGAGCAATAGGAGTTGCACAAGCTGATGCACTTATAATGGTAATGAATAAAATATTCTATGATACTGGCCTTAAAGAAGAAAGAATACCTACATTAACAGAGACTATTTTAAAATCTAATTTGCCTAACGCTATAAAATTTGGTATTCCTTCTGATGCAGTTGGTGTAGACATATCATCTACTATGGCAGCTCCAGGATTAGGACCTGGAGATATATTTAGTTTGCCAGCTTTAGATTATCTTTTTGGTTTTACTTCTAAAACAAATCCTGGAGTTATTAATTCTTCTATAGCAATAGCAAGAAAGAAAAAAAATGGAACCTATACTCCTGCAGATTTTTATTCTTTTTTAAAAGCTAGTTTACCTCCTACTTTAATGGCAGAAGTTGAAAGACATTATGCAGGACTTCCTAGATATAAATTAGCCGAAGGAACTTTTTTTGATAGATTTATTCCAGACCCATCAGGAAATGCAAAAGATACTCTTACAGATGAAGACAGTATATACTATAAAAGTGTTATTGGGTTTGGTAAAGATAGTAATAAAAAGAAATGGATAGTTGCAAATCCTTATAAAGGAATGCGAGGATCTATTGAAAGAGATGTTGCAGGGTTTAAAGCAAGATACTTTGCAGGTAAAAGTTTCGAAGAGGCACTATTATTAAAAACTATTTGGGAAACTACTAAGATTAGTAGACGTCACAAAGATAAAAAAGATCAATTAGTTACAAGTATAGCTTATATATTAGCTAATGGATATGACGAAGAAATTATGCCTCTTATAGATGTAGCAAAAGATATGGGCTACACATATGAAGAGATTATGTCAAAGGTATTTACTCGTATGGAGTTTATGAACAACACAGTTTTGTCTAGAACTAAAGGATTAGCAAAACAATATAACTATGAACAAAGAGAATTTATACTTGAAGTATTAGAAAATAATTCAATTGACTTACAGTATATGCCAGAACAATTAAGGGGATTTGGAAAGTAATGGAACCAAGAAACAAAACAGACTATATAGTAATACACTGTGCAGCTACAAAAGCTAGCATGGATATAGGTACAAATGAAATTACAGATTGGCACGTTAACGGCAATGGCTGGCGTGATATAGGATATCATAAAGTTATCAGACGTAATGGTGTGATAGAAAATGGTCGTGACCTTAGAGATTCTGGTGCACATGCCGCAGGATACAACCACAAAAGTGTAGGTGTATGTCTTGTAGGTGGGATGGCAGATGATAACTCTGCTGAAAATAATTTTACAGATCAACAATGGACTGCATTAGTAGCTTTAATAAAAGAACTAAAGACCGAGTACCCTGATGCAGATATTATTGGGCACAATGAAATAAGTCAAAAAGAGTGCCCATCATTTAATGTACAAGAATGGAAAGAAGGGAACATATAATATGTGGCTATCATTATTACCTACGGTATTAAAGACTGGATCAGCTATATTTGCCAACAAACAAAAAGCTAAGATCCTTATGTCTGATGCTGCCTTACTACATGCACAGAAGATGGCATCGGGTGAAGTAGAATATCAGGCACAAATTAGACAATCAAATGATCAGGGATACAAGGATGAGTTTGTTCTTATCTTAGTATCGGCACCTGTACTACTATTAATTTGGAGTGTATTCTCAGGAGATCCTGACATACAAATGAAGTTAGATCTATTCTTTGAGAAATTTGGTAGTCTACCTTTTTGGTACCAATCAATTTTTATCGGTGTGGTCGCTTCAATATATGGACTTAAGACAGCCGATATTATGAAGAAAAAATAAAGAAGCATGAAGGTATCTGATTCAACACAAATATCTTTACCTGCTAGAAATCTTTTAGCTATACTTGTAGCTGTAGCAATAGGAACTACAAGTTACTTTACTATTGTCGAAAGATTAAATAGTATTGAAACAACATTACAGTTGATGGAAAAAGATATAGAAGCTGCCAATTCTTTTGTAGACGGGGTGCCCAAAGGCGACATGGTCAGTCCACAGATTCAAGAGCTCTACATGTTAGTTGAATATTTATCAGGCAGTGTAGAAAAATTAAAAGAACAAATGGAATCTGAAATACCACTCATACTTAAAAATGAAATGATAATACAATTTCACGAAGACAGACTTATAGATATAGAAGAGAGAAAGAATGGGAATAATTGAAACAGTTATTATACTTAGTTTGTACGTCTATGATGGCGGCAATAAAAATATAGAAGGCTGGTACCACCAAGATAACCTTAGTACATGCCTAGCAGCTAAACGTTTAGCAGAAAGAAATTCAGGTAATCAAGTGCAGTACACTTGCACACTAGAACAATGTGAAATGACTACAGATCAAACTGGCGTTAAACATTGTGATAAAATAAAATAGGAGAAGAAGTATGATTAAAAGTATAGGTATAGTTGTGGCTATTACAGTGTGTATGCTGTGGGCTTTTAGTGCATTAATGGACTCTGCTCTAGCAGATGTAACCTCTAATGGAGCTACTACCAATGATCAGGTAAATTCTAGTGGGAGTAATACTGCAATCACAGGAGGTTACTCATCTACTGCTAGTACTACATACAGCACAGGCTCTAGTAGTAATTCAACCACAACCAATACAACCAATGCTTATCAGGGTGACTCACGAGTAGTGCCTAGTGCATCAGCTCCTGCTATATCTAGTATGTCGCAAGATCTATGTACGGTAGGTATATCTGCTGGTGGTCAAACTTTTTCGTTTGGTGCTAGTCTTGGTATGACTAAGAGAGATCTTAATTGTGAAAGACTTAAACTAGCCAAGGCTCTCCATGACATGGGTATGAAAGTTGCTAGTATAGCTCTTATGTGCCAAGATAGCAGAGTGTTTTCTGCAATGGCAATGTCGGGAACTAGCTGTCCATATTTGGGATCAATAGGTACTGAGGCTCAGGCTAAGTGGGAAAAGTATGGCAAGTTAAGACCAGACTATGAAGAATACGTTAAGACTCTACGGATTACAGAACAAATAGACAATGAAATATTAAAGGATATGGATGATGGTCAGGTTATTAATTATTCTAACGGTACTGTTAAGCTCGGCAATCAGTAAGGCTGAAACAGTTTGCGTACAGAATGTACCGCAGTATGGAGATCAAACCTGTACTACAACTACTGATGTTGTAACATCTGTTACTACTAGTCACAGCACTAACAACTTATTGTCAGGAACTTTTACTGATGGTAGTTGGAGTGGGCCAAACTTAGATCATACTCATGGTAGTGGTATTATTGCTGGTATTGGTGGCGAGTATGTAGAGAGTACAGTCAATCAATCTGACACAGGTTTAACTAATGATGAAGTACAACGAGGGTTTACTTCTACTATAGGAGCTGACATTTGGTTTTGGGATAGAACTGATAACAATCAATCAGTTACTATGACACAAACATTTAATGATGGTAATGGAGATACTACTACACAAAGTAGAATAATAGATTATGTTAATGAATACTATACTACTCATCAAGACACTATAGTTGTAGGCGAGAACACTGCAACCAATGGTAGTGTTACAGCACGATTTGATTTTACTCATACCAATACACAATCTCATAGAGCTGCAGATATAAAGAACCCTACACTTACATTTGATTACACTAAGATTACTAACACCACATCACAAGTAAGTAACACATCAATAGAGTATTGCTGGCAACGCACACCCAACACTTGTCCACAAGCAGTAGAAGATATAGCTGATACCATTGTAGATATTGAAGATGATTTAGTTGATATAGTCATAGACATTGAAACACCAGAGGTAGAGATAGTAATAGATGTACCTGAGTATACATGGGAACCTGAAGAAGTAGAAATTGATGAGCCAGTATTTACAGCAATTCCTATACCAGTTAATATAACTATGCTTGAACCTGAACCTGAAATACCAGAAGAAGAATTTACTACAGAGGAAATTATAGATGCATACGATCCTGACCCAGTTATGGAAACAAGAGTTGAAGATGAATCCCCAGCTCCAGAACCAGATGCCGACCCTATTGAAATGGCGGAACAAAATGATGAACCAATTGAAGAGCAACCCAGTAGCGAAGAAGTTGTTGCAGAGCAACCAATTCAAGAAACAGATAGTCCAAAACAAGAAGAAGTTGTCGAGGCAGATGTTGAAGAAGAACGACCTGAACCTACTGAAGAACCAGTGGAAGAAGATATAGTTGAAGTTGTTGAAGAAGAACCTGAAGTAACTGTTGATGTGGTTGCAGTTGAAAAATATATTGATGGCAAAGTAGAGAGCCAAATAGAAAAAATAGAAGCTACTTTATTAGTAGTTAATGAGTTGGTAAATAGAGCTATGGTATCTAATCAAGTAGACATATCTAGCTACAGTACTATTAATGCTGCTATGTTTGATAATCGTCAGTTGCCTAAAGGCAATCAAGATTTTTTTAAACAGATAGTATTAGCAGGATATGATAAAACTATTTATAACAATCAAGTGTCACTAGGCTCTACAGATCCTGTTGCACAACATAACATAAAAGTAAATGTGGCTCGTGATAAAACCGATAAAGCATACTATAAATTAAAAGCATTAATGGAGGCAAGACAATGATTGAAAAATTACAAAAGGTAGGGCTACTTATAACTTTGATTTGTACAATCGGAGGTGGATTTTACACCTGGGGTACATTTAATCAGAGACTAGACGCTATAGAAAATAAAAAATTTACAGTTAATCAAACAGTAGATCTTACAGAAGTTAATAAAAGTATAGAAGCATTAAAGGCAGACATTAAAATTAATGGAGCTGCTCTAGACTATCTTGAAGCTAAACTAGAAGAATTAAAAACAAAATTAAATAACCCGTTATTACAATAGGAAAGAAAAAATGGTAGACACACTAGCACCAAAAAAAATATTCACACAAAGAGAACTCGATAAAAAGTTAATGCCTATAGAAAGGCAGCAGACTGCAATAAGACCTAGAGCTAGCCTTGCAGCATCTACTTATAATCCTGTACTAGATACTAATAGTGCTTTAATGGAAAATATAGTTAAGCCTGAAGTTACTACCCAACCAATAAGAGAGATAGGACAGGTAACTGCAGAACAAGATCAAGAAGTATCCTCAACAGATGAAACTCAAGATATTAAACAGACTGGAAAACAAGTAGAACAGGATAGTAACCAAGGACTAGGATCAAAACCTATTGCATATGCAGCAGAAGGATTTGAAGATAAGATTATAGATAGACCAGTAGTTGTTGGAGAAAGAGGTATAGAAATGATTATACCCACAGGAAAGGGTAAGTTTACTGTTATTAATAATGAGGCATTGAAAGGATTAATGACTAAAGTTAATGGCGATGATTCTGATATAGACTTATCAAAAGATACAGTTAGTGAATTTAAAAATAATGACGGAACTAATGAGGCAGCTATAACTGGAAATGATAATACTCCAGATCCAAAGATAGGAAGCTATGAAACTATGAAGTTACTTGATATGCTAGAAGAACAAGGAGAAGATCCTTCTAATAAAGATTTAAGAAAATCTATTATGGAGTACATTGAGGGTGGAGATAATCCATATTATGATGAACTCTTAAACCCACCAGAAGTTAAGCCAATTATAAAAAAAGAAGTTAAACCTTTGATGGGTAAAGACGAAGTATAATTACTCCTTAATCTTATAGGGATCTGTACTTAACTTAGGTATCTTACCTTCTAAGTCCTCACCTGATAATATACTTTCTATATGTTTATGTATATAAACAACAGCCGCACCTATGATAGAGTCTTTAGTAAATGTTTCTGCTATCTCTTTAAGGCTACATCCATACTGCAACAGTAAAGATACTGCCTTTCCAGATGCTCTAAGTTCTCTGTCCAGAGTACTTTCATTTGGTTTTATCTTAACCCAAATAGCCATAGGCGTAATACCTTCATCGTTAATAGTGTAGTCTACTATAGCTACTACTCTTCTATCATCTATGTCCATACGCACAGTATTACTTCTCATTCTATTTGGTACTTCTAATCTAGCCACGTTATCCATTATAACCTTTCTATTAAATCTTTTATTTCGTAATTAAGTTTTTCTGCATTACTTTTGCAATGCCTGATTACCGCAGATAAAATGTTGGCATGAAACTTTTCTTCAATACCATTAAGTTCATTGAGCACAGCACTTGGCTCTGGGTAATCAAGGTTAATTGCTATCTCATTTGATCCAGTCAAAGAGATACTCATTCCAAAGAGATGGGATTTATTTTTTGCCATCTGCATTCTTTGCTACAAAGTCAGCCCCAAGGTTTGGATCTAGTTCTTTTAATCCCCTAGACAATACCTCAATACCTTGAACTACTTCACCATAAGGTCTAGTAAATAGATACCTTAATATGCTTTGTACCTGAGAGCCTGATATTATATACTGTTTCTCTGCTAAATTATTAGCTTCTTTCATTTGTTCTTCTGTTGTCTTATCTGTCATGTCTTTCTCCTTTATTAAAAATTTATTTATAGTTGTGTATCTTTAATCCCTCTTCATCATTAAGTCCTCCATCTCTATTGAGTATCCTAAATTTAATCATAGTTGCATCAAACGTTTCTTTGATGTGTGAGAGTACTACTTTTTCATCAAATTCTTTACAAGAGTAAAGATCTAATTGTATATTACCCCATTCATTCCATATATGCATAGCCGCATGGCTGGTACTTAAAAGTAATGTAGATGTCCATCCTATGTTGCCTGTATCAGATACATAACTTGCTATTGGTCCACCAATAATTTTCATATCTACTTTATCTACTAACTTTTCCATAAATTTAATTACTACTTTTTCTTCATCTGCATTAGGAAATTTATTTATTTTTGCAAATACAAGTAAGTGTTTGTGTATTGGTTTAAACATTATTTAACTCCTCTATTAATTTATTTAAATACCATTTAGCTTTTTCTAAATCTTGTATAGGGTTGCCCTTGTATTTATACCTAGCCATATACTTCATGCACGCACCTTTAAGATAACCATGATACTCTTCTGTAGTCATAGAGGCTTTGATAATATCAATAGTCTCTGTTGTTGACTGCCTATAATGATTAGGTTTATTTACTAGGTCTTCCATATCTTCTCTTTACCTCTTTAGAGTTTACCATTTCTATATCATACTCTCCGCCTTTAACATTACGTTTAACTATTAGTCCACTCCACCACATACGTTGGGTATTATATGCGTATGATTCTTTGTGTGTCAAGTAACAACCTGCAGATAATCCCATTATCTTTTTACCTGTAGGGTATGCACCTATAGCATAGTCTAGTAGGTGGCAGTGTCCTACAGTAGATGATACTTTGTTTTTATTAAGTAATGTTCTAGCTATATTTTCTCCAGAGATAGCTGAACCCATCAGCCCACTAGGAAAATTATGTGAGTAATGTATACCATCTATAACTACAGGGTATCTATAAGTATACTCATTCCAACCATAGCTTGGATAGTCTAAGTCATCAATAGATATAGCACCTTCAAGTTCTGGATTATCTTCGACCATACGATCTATACGATCTTCATGATTGCCTAGTGTCATATGCATTTCAGCCTTATGATTGCCCATGCCTTTATTAAATAACTCTAGAGCTTGATGTGCATGATCTATATCTTTACGATACCTTCTACCTTGAAAGGACTTCTTACCTCTATCCCAACTAGACAAAGAGTCCATGCTAGCAAAGTCTCCCATACATATTATCTTATCTGCCCCTATATCTTTTGCCATCCTGCCTGCCCAACTGAATCTTTCGTTACTGGCGGCTGGGGTACAGTGAGGGTCACCTATTACTAAATGTGTTGTCATTAATTTAAGTCTCCTTTTTTAAAACTGAAAAGATCAATTACATTATCTGTAGCATCTTCTCTATCAAGCTGTGTATCGTCTTCATGAAATCCCAGCATGCCTTCTTCATATATTATATCCGCATTAGTTGTTACAAATCTAATTAATCCTTTGGCTATGTAAGAACATATATCTCTTTCTTTAGGTGCCTTTGGATCTATTAGACCACAGATAAATCCTTTTTCATGTGGCGATATTATAACGGATACAGACTCAAATATACTTATGCTATCTGTATCATCACCATTAAAGTCTTTCATTATATTACTTCAATCTGCAGATCTAATGCTTTTATTTCTTCATCATCTTTATCTACACCAGACTCTAATGCCTTTTTTCTTTTTATTTGTAAGTCATGTATGGCAGACTGCTGTTCTTCTTCTGTTTTTTCTGCCATAAGTTCTATCTCTTCGTCTGTTATTTCATTGTAAAATGTTACCATGATTATTCTCCTTTGTTGTTTTGTTTTATTATACCTAAGAATGATTCAAAGTCAAGTACAATAAGGGGTTTCCTGCTATTCATTTTTAATACTACAGCAGGTTCTAAGTTAGCATTAGAAATAGATTGATCATAAGAATCATACAATCCTTTCCATGTTTCTTTATTCTTACACTCAATAGAGAATGGGAATAGTTCTTGGGCTTTTTCAGATAGCTTGATGTCTATACCAGACTCTCCCATGATAGCACACCACACATCTGTATTTATTTTTAAGCTAGGGAACGCACTGAGAAGTGCGTCCCTAACCCAGTTTTGAAGCCTTCGCCCCTTGGCTTTTCTACTGCGCACACTAGAAGCCATCATCTACCCTCGGATTACTGACTTCAGTGTACCAAACCCACTTAGGGTTCTTAGCTTGCGATTGCTGTTGTGGCAGCATTTGCAAGTTTTCTCCCCAACAAGGAAACTTGTAAGGGCAGAAACTACATGCCGTACCTAATACTTTATTGCCTGTCTTATTCTTTCTAAAGTATTCGTCTTCGGCCTCGAAACATCTTTTAAATTCTTTGTCTAAAGTTATAGCTCTAATGTTATTATCTATAATACTTATGGCATTTTCTTTGTACTCATCATCAGCCATAGGTGCTTCAGTTACAACCCATTCACCTGTAGATTTATTAATAACTATCCAACCACCAAAGGGTTTCTTTCTAGACTCGGCATACATATAGCCTTGTGTTAGGTAGCCAAACAAATCATCCTGTGCCACTGCATGGAAGCCACCATTCTCTCCAAACTTATTAACGAATGACCATGGCGATGCACTTTTAATATCCCATACTTTATCTTCAATCTCTACATCAAGTGTACCGTTGACTGTAACTGCATCTAACTTATACTCTGTCTTAGTCTGCTCTGATTGTATCACTACACCTGATG